CACCAAAAATATTTATCATCAACAGAATCAGAATAAATTTTATTATTATTATAATTTTAATTAATGATTAATATTATAATTGATTAAAAAATATATCTTTTATTTTATGCAATTCTAACAGCCATTTTTAATGTTATTGATGTTATATTGATATTATTCGTCCAACCATAAATTTGTCCATAAAATCCAACGGAGGCTGATCCACCAGATTGCGGGGCGCCCGATGCTGATGAGTTATAAGGTATAACTGCGCATACACTTTTATATAATGATTCACTTGCGGGCCACTGTTGAGAAAACTCTGACCATCTGCCATATATATTTCCTCCTGTTGATATCCATAAATCACAGTGCCCTGGATTACCGAACGTCGTCTGTGGTGTTAATATACATCCGAATTCAAGATAATATATACCATTTTGTGGTCTTGCGCCATTTGGATCTAAATAGAATGGTTGCCATGTGCCTAATAATTGTGTTGTTCCTGTGCTTAAGTTGTTTATCGGTGGATATGTATCCGTATAATATGTACCAATTAAATTTTTAGGTGATACTTTTGAATCTAGTAGATAAGACGAAGGCAAAGAATTAGCCATATTAGCTATATATGAATGAGATGCAACATAACCTGTATTTGTTGTTATTACTGATGATAACGCGCTGGTGCTAGAAGGGCCATATACACCACCTCCAATATTATTAGCATCTAAATTATTCACATTTATAATATTGTTTCTAGATGTCCCGTTTGTTGCAAGACAATCTATACCAAGTGTTCCATCACCTTTCACTTTTAGAGGATCATTTACTATAACTGAATTAGATGTATTAAATGCAGAACCTGCTGTTAATGTTAGATCTGCTGGAATGGCCGCCGTTAATGAATTTGCTGTAAGACTACCTGTTGTTATAGAACCTGTTGTTGTCATTGTTATCGTTGTCAAAGATGATCCACCTGCGCCAATTGTCACCGGATCTAAATTATTAACACCCAGTATATTTTGTCTAGTGTTAGCGCTGGATAAACAGTTTAGAGCAATAGCGCCGTTTCCCTTGACGTATAAAATATCATTTACAATAACGTTATTCACCCCGTTAGCGGATGTGCCTGCGTATAATGTTAAATCAGATCCTGAGGCTGATGTTATTAAGGGTGTTGTGATAGATGTCGCGTTTAAATTATTAACGTTAGCTATATTTCTTTTAATTGCACCTGAAGTTCCACCACAATCAATAGCAGTCGTTGAATCTCCTGATACAATTAATCTATCATAAACGATAACGTTTCCTGGTGTCCCGAATGCAGTGGCGGCCGTTATTGATAAATCTCCTGAATTTGAATATATGCTTGGGGTTATAACGTTACCAGTTGCGACGACGTTTCCGCTAGATGTTAATGTATTGGCGGTTATATTACCTCCATTTGTAATATTCTGATTTAATTTTGTATCTGAGTTATATAAATTAATACCACTTTTAGCGTTTAATGAACCATTCAGAACAGTTGAACCTAAATTTATCATCCCGTTTAATGTTTCAGATCCTTGTGCCAATGGATATTTTAAAAATCCACTCTGGCTTGATTCTTCCATGTCTTGAATCCATGCTGAAGGATTAAATATATTTCCTTGTAGATGTGTTGGTGCGGGATAAGATGCCATTTAATATATAATTATATTATATAAAAAAAAATCTATTATTATTTTAAATGGATAAGAAAAAGGCTCAATTAATAGACTGGTATAAAAAAATACCAACGAGATACTTGACTAAAACACATAACCCAAAATATGAAATTCATGGTATTAACCTACCTTTTAGAATGTTAATCATAGGTGGATCTGGTGCGGGAAAAACATCAACGTTATTAAATATTATTCATAATATGCCCGATACGTTTAATAATATTTATGTGATTACTAAAAATAAGAAAGAACCGTTATATGAATTTTTAGAAGATAAATTATTTAATAAAGGATTATCAATTGTTGAAGGTATTGATAACGCTCCAGATTTAGACGAAGATATAACAAAAGAAGATCAAACATTAATTGTTATGGATGATCTTGTATTGGAAAAGAATCAGAAGTTATTAGAAGAATATTTTATCAGAGCGAGAAAACAAAATTGTTCTTTAATATATATATCACAATCTTATTATGCTGTTCCACCAATGATAAGAAAAAATTTAAATTATCTAGTTATAAAAAGGTTGGCTAATTTACCCGATCTATTCAGAATAATGAGGGAGTATAGCTTGGGCATCGATAAAAAAAAGCTATTAAAAATATATGAGATATGTACAGAAAATAAACGTGATTTTCTTTTAGTTGATTTAGATTCGGAACCAGAGGACAGATTTAGAAAGAATTTTAATGATATTTTTGATTTAGGAAAAAATTAATTTTTAAATAATTTATATAAAATTATTTTATATTTTTATTATATATAATGCTAATAAGAAACGTTAAAAGCAGACAAGATTTAGAGAACAAATTGAAACAACAGGCTGAACTATTGCAAACGAGGATTAATAATGAAGCTTTATTAGAATCAGTTATGAAGGATTATAAAAATCCGTATAAACCTCAAGCTTTACCCCCACAATATAAGACAAATAATGAGATAATGAGGGACAGTCTAACACAACAAAAAGAGGCAATAGAAAACATTAAAAGTTTAGGTATTGATTTTTCTGTTGCATCTCAAATCACACAAGATTTAACAAAATTACCAGACGGAGACGCGAATATTATCAAATTGAATAAAAATTTCCCGTTTATAAAGAAAGACATCACAAAAAAATATAATCCTAAATATTTAGATTCTAGTATTATTATTGAATATCTCAAAGAATATTTCGCGGAGATCGATAGCGCAATTGGTGTCAATATTGCTGATGAATTCGTGAGTAAAACTCCTATGAATGCTTATGAAAAAATACCGTCGTCGGGGTTATTGGCTACGTTAAATAATGAAATTAAGAGAATAATAACAGATTTTGTTTTACAGGATGTTGATGAATTAACAAATATGGTCGATCATTTAGAAAAAATGATAAATGTATCACCGTTAGGCGATGAACTTAAAGCTATTGATAATTTTCCAATAATTGAACGACAAAGATTGAACAAACAGGTATCAAGATTATTAACTACCTATAAAATTCCCTCGGCAGATACAATAATAAAAATTTTAAAAGGTTTGGATAGAGATTCAGGTCAGGGTGTAGATCCGTCATTAATGTCAAGTAATATTTCGATATCACAACCAGATCAAACTGAAACAATAAAAAATTCATTAGCGATTTTAAAAAATTTATTGGGGCATGTTTCACAAGTATCATTAAAAAATTTAGAAGAATTTACAAACAACATAAGATCAGAAATTAAAACAATATCGGGTATAGAATCAAAAATACCATCTCTTGGGGATGAAGAAATAGCCATACGAACCAATGTAAATAAAGTTCATACATATCTTACAGGCAAAATAAATACATTAGGTCGTGAAAATATCGTTAAACGAATTACAGATGAGAAAACTGGTTATACCACAAAAAAAGGTAATACATATTTAAATCAAGTTGCCACAATAGACGGGAATCCACCAAACAAAGAACATACAAACGTTATTTTTGAATTGGTGAATAAAGGGGATCAGAGGGGTGCTCATTTTGTAGATACCTTGAAAATGGTTGATAAAAATGATAATATGAGTGATATTGATAAATCTGTTGTTATTGACGTTGATTTTGATAGATTTTTAAAGATAGCAAGACTTTCTGTAAGACAAGACGGTAAATATGATCTGATCTTGCCAGGGTCGCCCGGACATAGATCGAGCGAAAAAGACCGTAGATACACCATAGGTCAATTAAATAAAATTGTGCAGTCGGTGGAAGGAGATAAAGAAAAAATAAGAGAGAAAGTTGAATCAAAACATGGTTATGATCCCGAAAATGTTATGGATGATCGTCTTATTGAATCACAAGGTTTTGGATTATCAAAAAAAATAATTAAGCATTTTAAAAAAGATGAAAAAGAGATGATGAGATTAAAAAAAGCATATGATAAACATCTATATAATGAAGAAAAGGTGGATAAAGGTTTTATGAGTAGAAAGATAAAATTAGGCAAAGGAATATCTATTCCAAAAGATGAACCAAAATTTAAAGAGTTTGGAAAATTTATTATTAATTATAGACAGTTAATGGAAGATAATGTCTTGAATTTAAGATATCCATCAATGGGGAATATACCATCTATAAAACCAGTTAATGTAGATGAAAATTATAAAGAATTTATTATTGATGTTTTAGAAAATGGAAAAGTTAATAAAAGACATTATCAAACATTAACAGAAACCGAAAAACAACATTTCTCTAAAATTGCAAGAATGGCTAAAGTATTAGATGTGATTGGATTCAAACCCGACACAGATGGACAAGAAGACAAAGATATGAAAAGACTGGAGATATTATTGGGTGAAGTAAATGCTGGTAATGATAATGAAAAAATATTAAAAGAATGTAAGATGCTTATTAAGAAATATGTCGCAAACGGCAGAATCGATAAGAATAAAGGTTTGCAATTATTGATGGATCTGGAATAAATTTTAATTAATTGTATAATAAAATATTTTTCTATACAATATTATAAATGCCTAAAACAATTATTTTAAATCAAAATAATATAGTTCAAAATTCTGGTAATTCAACTTTTCTTTATGAATTCCCTATGGGTGGTGTAAATTTTAAGGATGATCTTATTGCATTACAACTTGTTAATATATACAATTCAGTATATAACATAACAAGCGTAAATAATAACAACTCGTTCTCATATACTTGGATAGATGGTTCTGTAGTTTCGGTAAATTTGCCCGATTCTAATCTTTCATTAGCTGAATTGAACGCAACTTTGCAAAATACTATGGTTCAAAATAAACATTATTTAGTATCAGGATCATCATATATTTATTTACTTGAGATAGTTATTAATGCTTCTAGATATGCAAATCAAATAAACTCTTTTCAAATATCTTCGGCAATTGCAACGGCTAATTCTTGGACTCTTCCTTCTGGTGCTACTTGGGTTCTTCCTACTAATAGCATTAATCCTATTTTCACAGTTCCTTCAACTAATTTCCAAAGTTTGATCGGATTTAAAGCTGGGAATTATCCAAATGCAACTATAACAGGAGTTCCACCTTCACAGATACAAACGCCGACATATACTTCATCACAATCTTTTTTATCATATACGGCCCCTCAAATTAATCCGCAACCGACCTATTTATGCGCATGTAGTCTAGTCAATAATAAATTAACAGTTCCTTCACAATTGATATCGTCAATAACTCCTCAAGGTGTAGATTTTGGAGCATTATATACATATCAGATCGCTGATTTAGTTTTTTGTAAGATTGAAGACGGCAATTACACTAATTTCACATTTAGATTTATTGATAATTTAGGTAATCCGATAATTTTTCAGGATCCTAACACATTAATTTTATTAATTATAAAGAATAAATCAGAATTTTAATATATAAAAAAATTATTTATATGTATATATATATAAATGTATATTATTGCAAGAAAGAAAGCTGGAGGAGGCTTCAACGTTAGACCAAACACAAGAGGCGGATATCAAAAACTTATGAGAAATAAGAACGCCGGGTATGGAATCGGTGCAGATTTATTTGATAATATAGATAAAGGTGGTGATGATAGAAAAAATAAAAATGATATACATCATCTAACGCAAAAGATGAATCATTTAACTATAAAACCGTCAAGACAAAGAAAATATATTTCATTAAATCTATAAAAAATATAAAATATAGAAAATTTTGATTTAATAAAAAATTTTTATATTACTATAATATAAAAATGGCTGATAATCTCGTTTTTGAAGAATCAATCAATACTGAAGTTGATAGAAGTGAATTCACCCAAAAAAAATGGATTTATGTTAATGATAATAACAACGGAAACTATACATCTCAAATCGTTCTTGATACTACTCCACTTTCTAACTCTGGAGGCTGGGTCAATTGGTCTGAAGCTTATATTGTTATGCCTTTGGTCGTGCAACTTACGACTGATACCACCGCGAATTCCGCGAATTTGCCAATGGGTAGTTCGATTGCGGATTATTCATGGGCATTTAAAAGTGGTTTTTGGAATTTGATCAATTCTATGTCTGTAGAATTTAATAACCAAACTATTATTCAACAAACTCCATTTTTAAACGTCTTTAGAAGTTTCAAGGCTTTAACATCGTGGTCAAAAGATGATCTTCATAATCACGGAATGAGTTGTGGATTCTATCCTGATAATGGTGGTTCTTGGTCGTATTGTAATGATTATCATACCGATTACGCAACACTGAATCTTGGTGGACGAGGTGTGAATTGTGGTTATGCTAATAATAGTTCAGTTTCGATAACTGGTTCATCAACAATATTCAACACTGCGAACGTGGCCGATGGCCAACCCCTCTCCATCAATACATTTGGTAGGTATCCTGTACCCATTACTGGGGTCGCTGGCGAACCTACAATTAACGCTGGTAAAGTGTCATATACCGGCGCATCTAATCCATCTAATGGATTCAGTGGTGAATATTCTTGTAATGATGGTATGAGAAAACGTCAATCATGGTTCGGATATGATCCTGTAAATTCGAACGGTCAAGGACTGGTTAATAGTGTAGATAATTCTAATATTGTTTTTAGAAGTTGTAAAGTACAATCAGAAGCGGGTTCTGTTGTTTGGAAAGTATATGCGAAACTAAGACTTAAAGATCTAGCTGATTTTTTTGATAAAACTCCACTTCTTAAAGGTTCTACTATTAGAATGCTCATTAATACAAATCAATCTATTATTAATTTCAAGGTTATTCAAGGATCCTTAGATGCCACTGGTCTCCCTACTGACGTTCCAAAATTACTTCCTAATAGTGTGAGCGTTGTTGGTGGTCTAACTAATCCTCTCATGCTTAGCTCGGCACAATGGGGTCAAGGTTCATCACCTCTTGTTGATGGTGTTTATAATCTTTCTGTATCGATATATAAAAACACTTTCCCCGCGCAACAGACTTATACGGGCAATAATACATCATCTTTAACATCTTGTAGAATTTATGCTCCTGTATATACTATGAACGCATTGGCGGAATCTAAATATTTAGCTCTTGCGCCAACAAAAAAAATTAGATATAAAGATGTATTTCAGTATCAATTTAGCGGGGTTCAAGGTCCATTTAACTTTCTGGTCACTAACGGTATCTCAAATCTTGTTTCTGTCGTCGTTGTTCCACTCATTTCCAAATCAAACCCGATAACGTTGGTGACGTTTAATAATCAAGGCGCTCCCGTGGCTTCGCAAGGCACACTACCATTCCTGTCTTATCAAAACCCTGTAAGCCCAAGCCCCTCTATGCCTGATCCAATTATGATAAATAATTTTAATATTGTTGTTTCTGGTGTCAATCTCTTCCTTAATAATGAAAATTATGATTTTGAAGCATTTAAACATCAATTAGCATCTTCAAACCAATTAAACGGAGGACTTACAACTGGATTAACATCTGGTTTGATTTCTGAAGATATGTTCAGTCGTGGTTATAGATATTATTATGGAGATTGCTCAAGGGTTCTTGCATCTGAAGAAAATGTGAGCAGATCCGTCCAGATTGTCGGTAATAATGATTCTTTGCTTGCATGTGATTTATTGGTATTCTGTGAATTCGTTCGAGAATTTACCGTATCAACTCAAACGGGGGCAAAACTTGATTAAACTGAATTTAATTTATTTTTGAATATATAAAATTATTTTAGAATATATAGTTTTAAAATAATTTCTGGTGATATATATATATATATGGACTTTTCAATTCCCCCTATTCGTAATGTGGTTGATTTGATTCCACACCAAATCGGACTTTTAGCAAATCAAACAAAAAAACTTATTAAAGGATTACCTGTTATTTTACCTCATCGTATGATCGGTAATGGAAAGCATATCGTTTTGCTTAAAAAGCCAAACGCTAGAAAAATATTAACCGCATATAAAAAAGGTAAAGGGCTGAAATTATCTTTGTCACCTGATGAAATTCATCACAGTATTCATTATGGAGAAGGTTTTAAAGAATGGGCATCAAAAGCATTTAAAACCGTTAAAAAAGGTATTAGTAAAGCTTTAAAAAATCCAACAATCAGAGAAGCAGTGAAAGAAGGACTCCATTATGGCGTCGATGCATTAGGAACCGCTTTAGGTGGTGTCATGGGTAATCCTGAAGCGGGTATGATGATCGCCGATACATTAGGAAAAACAGCAGAAGAGGCTATTGATAAACAGAGTTTAAAAGCGGGTAAAAAGAAATTAAAAGACGTTTCAGTGCAAAAAGCCAAAGAAGTTGCATTTAAAGCAATGGATGAAAATATTAATAAACTACCTGTTGAATTACAACCATCAGCAAAAACTATCTTAGATGAAACTTATAAACAATCAATACCAGCACCAACACCAGTGCCGGCTATGTCTATGGGTCTCGGTCTTAAATTGGTTAAAGGATCACCAGAGGCTAAGGCATATATGGCAAGTATTAGAGCAAGAAAAGGAGGTAAAAAAATGGCCAAAGGTCCATCTATGCCAAGAAAAAAAGAAAAAGAAAAAGAAAAAGAAAAAGATATGGATGATATGAGAGGAGGTAAGATATTAGGAAGACCTAGAGGAAGACCAAAAAAAATCGGAGGTTATTTGGCTACAACATCTAAAGCATACAGAAACGCAATGAGGGATAACTATAACGGTCTCGTTTTATTATCTACCGCATCTAATGAACCTGTTAAAAAATTTCCTATAAATCCTAGGGTATGGAAATCCGCACCGTCCGAGATGACTTTATCACCATTTCAAAGAATTGATAGCCCCGCGATGAATTCCAATGGTGGAGGATTATATGGAAACGGTTTGTATTAAATAAAATATATATGTATATATATAAATATGTCTAATTCTCAAAAAGTTGAATTAATAGATGATTATTATTATTTTAATTGTCCGCATTGTTTGATGGTTATACAAGTAGAAAAAGATCAATTAAACTGTAAGATATTCAGATGTGGTATAATGAAAGATACATTCACACAGATATATCAACATACAACAAAGTTTGAATGTGATAGACTAGCGGAAAACGGTCTGATATATGGTTGTGGTAAGCCTTTTAAGTTTATATTTGATAATATGACCGTAGAAGAATGCAATTATATTTAAATTAAATTATATATATACATATATATATATAATGCTAACTAACACAGACATCGAAAAATTATGTGATAAATTAAATTTACCTTTAGTCGGTGTTTTTAGTAAAAATGAATTAAATGGACTACAACCTAAAATCGGTTCATATTATATAAATATGATGGATGATGATATGGTTGATGATGACGGAAACAATGGATCTCATTGGGTTTTAGCTAAAATATATTGTGATGAGGATAGAGATGACGATGCCGATTATGATGGTAATGACGATAAAATGAGAGTTTTAAAAGCTTTATATTTTGACTCATTCGGCGTCGGTATGCCTTTGGATGTATCTGAATTTTTAAAACCTTTCAAACCTATCTATTGTAATAATAGAGAAATACAATATATAAACTCGTCTTATTGCGGTTGGTATTGTTTGGCATGTGATCATGTATTAGAAAATTATAAATATTCTGATACATATTTGAAAGACTTTGAAATGTTCTTAGAGATTTTTAATGATGATCCAAAAAAAAACGTGAGAATAATAAAAAAATTCTTTAAAATTTAATTTTCAATTTTTTATATAACTTTGAAAAGACATTTATATATATTAGGATTTAGATATTAATAAACTATTACCACCATCACTGCTATCACTGCTGTCGTCGCTTGATTTATATTGTTTTGGTGTGTATATATCATCGAAGGTATGTTTAATCTCATTACCGCTCATTAACTGAGCATTAGAAATAAGTGTTGTGTATATGTTAAATTTATCGTCTAAATATGAATCACCATTAATTCCCCTTCTGTCTCTCGATAATGCCAAGGTTTTCACGATATCAATATGTAATAAATAAAAATCCCGACCTGATAAATATTCGATGTTCATATTTTCGGCTAATTTTAGATATAATTCTATGCTTCCAATAATACCGCATATAAGCGCCAATAAACAATTAATCATAGAGATCGTGTCTTGGTCCATATAATTACTCATTCCAACTGCTATCACGCTATTAATACCGCTAAAAACAATAATAGGAATCTTAAAAAATTTTAATTTATCCCTAAGTTCTGAATAACGATTTTTATGAAATTCAGACATTAAGAACGCTTTATCTCCTATCGTTTTTAATATCTTTTCTTGGTCGTCGTTCCAATCACTCATATTATATATATATATTAAGCAATTATAATAATTTTAAATTTTTGATTGTTTGGCTTTACCTCCTG